TCAGCTGTTTTTAGAAATTCTCCTTATCGCTCTCTTTTTCTTAGCTCTTTTTTTCTCAGAAGGAGATGTAAATCTCTGCATGTATCTCTCTCTAATCTCTGACTGTGCTCCCGATTTTTTCATTAGACGCTTAAATCTTGCAATAAGACGATCAGGAGATTCGTTGTTTCTGCCCCTTACGACTACACCATATTCACGAGGAGGTCGGAACTTTCTGCTACTCATTTTCGCTCATATAATTTTTGATAAAATCGACGAGTGAAGGAGCAATTTTCGCCGATGTCTTTTTTGCAGAATATGTTTGCGGGGTTCCCCCAGTATTCATACCTACTCTTTTCCCAGGCTGGGTCTTGTAAATTCCGGCGCCATTTCCCATAGCAATAAATTGACTTAGACCCCCAAGAGAATTAAAGTGCTTAAGATCTTTAAGTGATATCATCTCAGATCTTTCGTATAAATCAAGGCGAGTTGCACCGTTAACAAAAGCTCCTCGATCAGTCCAGTTTTTAGAAAACGGGTCATTTGCATAAGTGGGACCGCCCAATTTAGCCACAAATTTCTTCTTTGACTTACGAGAAGCATTAGACTCAACTTCTTGCTCATCATCTTCAATTTTAGTAGGAGGCTCTCCGTACGGGTAAACTGCTGACATTTGATAGTCAGTCCCGATACTTGGCGCTTTTTGTCCTGGAATCGAGCCGTATCCGAGGCCTTGCCTACTGTCATATCTAGGAAAGTTGTACTTCGTATAAACTTCGTAAAGCGCGGACATGTGTTTTTATTAGTCCTGTGGGCTGCTAACGCCTATGCCATAGCTTCCTATAGTTAGCCTGGCGATATTTTTTGAAGAATCAACTGGATTTTTTAGGCTGTCACCCACAAAATCTCCGCCGGCTGGCCTGTTTGGAATAACAACATTCTCTACTTGCCCTGCTGCGTTTGGGGATGCAATATTTGGAACGAATGGGCTTGCAACTTCTTTGCCGGCATTATCCTTTTCAACAGTTGCAATATCAGGAGCTTCGACAAAGTCTCTATTAAATGTAGAAAATCCGAACCCCGAGCCTTTTTTTCCTTCACCCGTCAGTGCACCTTCCAGAACAAGATTTTTGAATCGGTTCTTAGTATCTTGGTTCCCATCAGGCGTATAAATGGGTGATGCTTGAAAAGCTCTCTTTAAAAGTGTATCATTTCTATTTCCGGGCAAGCCGGGATTTACTGGGCGTTCAACTTCTAAAATGTTGCCCATGCTCGTATGTGAAAATTCGTTTTTTGTCATTATAGACTCCCGTCACACTTAAATATATGCCTACGATAAAGTAATGTTATTGAGTCTTAATATTTTCTGGAAAAGCTAGCGAAGCCCAATTTGACGATCCTTCAAACATTTCGGTAGGATCAGCAGCAGCCGCAACCCTCGTTGCATGATCTGCCGCGGCGCCGACTGGGACTAAATTTTTATTATTTATTTGTTCTTGCAATGTTGTTTTTGCTGTGTCTGTAAACATACTTTGCATTACGGGATCGTCAGTAATTGAAGATGCCGCAGCATTAGCTTTTTTATCGAATTTAATTCTATCTAACTGTGAAGATCTTTTCCCTTTAGGTTTTTCTGTATTATCACGAGATGATCTTTTAATTTTCCTGCCCTCAGAAATATTAGAGCTTGCAGGGCCTAGAGGAATACCTTCAGACAAAACTTCAACAATGCATTCTTTAATCAAATCCTTTAAGGAAGATCGTGTTAACTTCATTATCCTACTCCGAAATATCCTTCTGATCCCGTCAGAACCGGGAATTGTGCGTGATTGACTGGAGATAAGCCTGCCATGATAGTGAATCCACAATCGCTACCAGATGCGTGAAAGAAAAGCTCTTTGCATCGTATTTCCATTCTCGGAGATGTTTCACCTCCTCCGAGCATAAAGAAGTTCGCTTCTTGCGCAACTAGAGGTGAGGATCCCGACACGTTAGAACCCTTGTTCAGTACACCGTTTTGTGTAAAGCCAACTTTAAGAATTCCTCCTGTAGAAGGATCAGTGTTCTTTACCACAAAAAATCTTGAAACCTGCGGGAACTTGACGTTAATAACGCCGCCAGGGTCTCCGGTTCCAACTTCGTCGTGCTTAGAAGACGTGACAAAAGGAACAGCAGACATCTGGTAAGAGGGTACGTCGCTAGCCCCTGCTTGTGGGTAGTTTAAAGGCATCTATTATCTCCTATTCATCCCAGCTTACAATTTTATTGATCAGNCGGTATACTTTATCGTTTTTTCCGAAGTAATCTTTGACTTGCTGAATTTCGACCGGTGTTAGGTCGCGGGCTTCTTTCATTATAAAAGCCCCTGGTGTTGAAGGCTCACTCACTATATCCCAGCATATCAGTTGGAAATCATCTTGAACCACTTGGTGGCCGGCTTCAGTCTTGGTAGACCCCACACCTCTTGAAGAGATGCCTATTTTCACGCCAGACTCCACCAGGCTTTTTAAAATTCTGCCGTTGGGAGTATCAAGAACTTCCAGAGTACCATAACATACATCGCCGTCCATATGAGCTTGCCGAATAATATGGGATACATTCTTAAGCTCAACAACAGAGCTATCCGGATGATCGAGCTCTCCTAGAGCACGACCCTCTTCGATGAATCGCTGGTAATTTTGAACTTCTCTTGACAAAACTCCCAAGGGATATACCCTGCCATTCTGGTTTAGTGTGTTCGCTTTCTGGAGAACACCCTTCATTAAAAATTTTCCGTCCTGAGCTTCAGATTGCTCTTTTATCAGGTCGGGATCATACTCAAAAGTCATGCATTCGGTTAAAAGCTTCACTTCTGCATCTCCTCAAGTTCTCTGCCTAGGTGAATCAGCTCAAGAGTTCTCGCTACTGTCACATCATTGATGTCACTTGTCATTAAAGCTGCAACGTTTTTATTTAGCTTCTCCAGCTTTTGTTCTTTAGCTTCTCTTAAGCTTCCCTCTTGAACTGCTTTTTCTAAATTAATAAGAACGTTTGTGCACACGCCCTCAATAATATTTTTTGTTTTGTCGAAATCACTCTCATAAGCATAAGAATTAATCAATTCAGCTTGTTTGCTGTTGATCTTTAATTCATATTTTTTCTGCAACTTTTCTTGTGCTATCTTTACAACAAGATTATCAACCCTAGAATCAGTCTCAACTTCTCCGATATCCTCCTTCTCTCTTGAAAGGGTTTCGATCAGAGATTTTTCGTATTTTACCACTGTGCTTATATCGAGGTTTTTTTCGTTTCGCCAGTACTTAACAAGGGTTGATGCTGTCGCATATTCTTTGTATTTAGGTACAGATTCTGAATACACGCTTTCCAGACCAAATTTATGGTTTATATCTCTTATAAGATTATCTTTTTCTATCTCAAGGGCTTTGCTATCAAATTTAATTGCTGCTCTTCGCGCTTCATTGATGACTGCTGCTGCAATCTCCTCACTTCCTACAGGGGAATTCACAAGTGCATTGACAAGCCGATATTCCCGATGAAGTTCAGTACCTGCCTGGAAATACTTCTGGATTAGTGTTTTTGATATTTCTGCAGATTGATTGTCTTCCTCGACAAATGATCTAGAAATTTTTCTGACTAAAAACTCGTAAAGAAGACCTGCATTCCTCTTTTTATTATGTCTCGTCATTTTCATCTCCCTCAACGAGTAGCGCAGATGGATTTCTAATACTACTTATGCTTTTCTCAAGGCTTTTTAACGTCCGTTTAAGCTGAGATGACATTTGGACCTGGGCAAGCTCTTGGCTTTCGAACCTCAGATCAGAACCTTTTACGATCTGCCTGGTGTGTACACGGTCGTTAGTGTACCGCTCTTGAGAAGGAGTGGTCTTATTAGCTCGAACGCCTAAATCAAAAGATCTTGCGTCATAAACTCCGCCTCCCTGGCCACCTCCCTGGGCTTTTCTGGCTTTAGTATTTGCCTTATTCCCCGAAGACTTTACAGTTGCGCTAGGATTAATTGGCCTAGAAGATTTTTTAACCTTATTTTCTTCCGGCTCGGATATCTCGTCTGTGCCTAAAATAAGGTTCCCATCTCTGCCGTCGGATGCAGTTTCTAATTCGCCTTCTTCTTCTTCGGGAGCTTCCTCCTCAGGAACTTCTATGCCACCCGGTGATGCCGCTTCTCCTGCCGTTTCTGGGAGCATTATAGCTTCAACTTGGAGGTCTCTAACTTTATCATCTTCTTTCTGTCTTTCTATTGTCTGGATTTCTTCATTTGTGAGACCTAAGACCCGCTTTCTTAAAAAATCTCTTGAAAGCATACCTTCCGGCGATTGACCTGCTATTTCAAATCTAGTCCTGAATAGCTCAAGCTTCTGTTGCTGTGCAATTGTCGATGGATTAGAAAGCTTTAAGTTAAAGTTAATTAAATCCTCACCATCGAAACCATTCGCATAAAGGTGTACAGCTGCTATCTTGTTAAGCTCAGATATAAGAACTCTTTGAACCTTATTGATAGTCCGAGAAAACCTTATATCTTCCTGTGCAAGAGTTGCCTTAGAGCTAAGTGCCTCATCGTAACCAAGGTATGCTTTAGGAACCTTTAGCGCGGCAAACAACTTCTTTTGAATGTATTCCACGTCTTCAATAGCAGTTGTGTTTTGCCCGCCTGCCAAAGTATCAATAGCAGTTCCATCTTGTCCGCCTCGGACTGGCAGGAAATAATCTTCATCCACTGAAAGCGGGTTATATCTTAGGTCTACACGACCTGTTGATTTATCAATAACCTGGCTGCTTCTCAATGCTGCTTTGGCTTGCTGCATGTAGTTTTCCACCTCTTCGGGCGGGACATTACCAACATCAATCTTAAATACGCGGCGCTCTGGAGAGCGAATCACGCGGTAAACTAGCATCGCGTCCTCGATAAGAATAAGCTGGCGCCAGATTCTTCGGGCCGGCTCAATAACCGAAGATCCGTACGGAAGAAATGCGTCGTTGCCCAAAAGCCTAAAGTGCGCAATCTGCCAGTTTTCAAGGATCTTGTTGCCTTGTGTTACCCATCGGAATCGAACGGCCATGGGATCATCAGGATCGAATCCTTCTTCCCGTTCTATTTCATTTACGGGAATTGGAACCCCGCCCGTGACACCATATTCTGGGCTTATATCTAGGAATAAGAAGAAATCACCGTACTTGCATAAGTTTCTTGCCCATGGGTTGAGGTTGAAGTCAATATTTAAGTTATCGTAAAAAAGCTCTTCTAAAACTTTTCTGATTTTGTCATTTTCAGAATAGATGTGCAAAACCCGACCAACTTCATCTTGGGATACAGATTCATCAGAGTAGATATCAAGAGCAGAAGCTATCTCAGGAGTTGCCTCCATTTCTTGAAAGTCAGCATATCTTGACATGCGATCATACATGCCATATGCGCTAATAGCATTCGCGTATACATGACTTTGTGACTTCTGGAATTGCTGCAAAAGACTTCCCATATTGGGAGATCTATTTGCTTTAATTTTTCTCTTTACTAACGGGCCTGATCTGAATAGCCGGGTTAGCCTGTTAAAGAAATTATCGTTTTCGGGCATTCTTTGCCGCTCCTACATTAGGGGTAGTGAGCACTACATCGAATAAATATAAACTTTTCGAGGTTTTGTAAAGTTATTTAAGCAACCAGTCATAGCCTCTGTTAGGATCGAAGTTTTTATTTCCTTTTTCCCATGCCTTTTGCTGGACTGGCTTAAAGGGATTGTGGGGAAAAGGGGGTTTTTGTTCAGGGGTAATATCAGAAGCAGGACGAGACTCAGATGACATTGCAGCGATCATGGCTTTATTTAAGTCTGTATTTGATGTAGACCCACCTCCGTAAAGATCAAAAAGCCATGTTCCAATTGCGAGGCTCATCACCAAGTCATCGTGCTGACCTTTCATAGCCTGGGCTTTCTGGCCCCTCCAAACAAAAGTCTTAAGCTCGTCATATAAACGCTGTGAATAAGATCTTAGCATTTTATTTCGGATCATTTCCTCGAGCTTAGAAATAATCTGGACTCTTGACTGACCTTGAGTGGAAAACCCCCCTACGTCCTTTTCATTTTGAGGAATATAAGAACCTAGATAGGGCCCGCTAGACTTCTGGTAATAAAGATTGGGGTATCCTAATTCTTTCAGCTTCATTACTGTAGTATAGCCAAACGTATTGTTTTCTGGGGCTAAAAGTGCGTTATTGTACTGCCGCCCTAAGTTATCTAGCATTTCGCCGAATCTATCAGGGGGTATTTTTCCTTTGTATTCAGCAACAACCTCAGACGTTGTAACATCAATAACATGACATGTAGAGTAATCCTTCGCATCACCTCGAGCGATGTCGGCAGACATTACATACTTGTGCGAAGAAAGGGGATTTTCCCAAATCCATAAGTTTCTGTCTTCAAATTTTCTCTCACGAGGTTCTCTTATATTTTCCCGAATCCACTCAAGATGATCGGATTGTAAGAACGTTTCACCAGATGCCACAAAGTCACAGAGAAGTTCTTGTGCGATCTGTCGCTTGGACATATTACGGGTTTCTTTTTGAAACCATTCATCACCACGCTCAGGATGAACATGCCAGGGTAAGTTAATTGAATTAAACTCGTTCTCACCTAGCATAGCCTCTGTATAAAGTTTATGATATTGGCCACCTACACCATTAGGAGTAGAAAGAACTATAGCTCGTCCACCAGTAGATAGCGTAGGATATAAACCCATCCATAAAGTATCGAAATTCTTAACAAATGCCGCCTCATCAACGATTAAAAGTGAGAGAGCTTCTGATCGACCTGCGTCGTCTGATGTTGGGATGGCTTTAATGACTGAGCCGTGACTAAACTCTATTGTTTGCTTATTGTCAGCTACGACTTGAGGTAGAACGAGCCACTCTGGAAGTGATCTCATCATCACTTTGACTTTTCTAATAAAGTTCTGCGCAACTGAAAGCTTTGTTGCAATAACAAGAATATTTTTGTCACGCTGGAAAATCCCCATCCACAGGGCGTACGCCGCAACCAAAGTAGAAAGCCCCAGCTGCCGGGACTTGAGGATTACGTTGAATCTGTTGTCGTTAAAATGTGTGACACATTCTTCTTGAAAAGGAAAAGTGTCAAAATCAATTAGGCCCCGAGTAGGATGTTGGATCTTGACATACTTTTGCATGAAGTAAACAGAGTCTTTGCCACATCGAATGATCTCTTTTACCTGTGCCTGTTTCCCGGGCTTAGAACCCATCAAACACTCACGTCATAGAC